GTAGTCTTATCAGTTGTTGTTAAATCAAATGTTTCACTTTTATATCTTATTGTCATTGCATAAAGTAATTAAACGAATCTTGTTCGTTTTTCAAGTCTTGTTGATAAGAAGTATTTAATTGGTTTTCAATTGTAGCTAATCCTTGGTTTATTTGTCTAAAACCTTCAACACTATACTCTTGTGGTGGTTCAGGTACATATACGTTAATTTTTGCCATTATCTTCTACCATCTGGTTTTACATCAGCTCTAAATGTTCCAAATCTCCATGTTTCATTTGTAGTTGTATTCTCAATTTTTATATTAGCTAATCTTCCTCTAGCTCGTGTATCTATTTTTTGTGTTGTAGATGATATCGTAAAAGGACCTAGTTGTGAAGATGTACCAGAATCAATTGGAAAATTTTTAAGGAATATTGTTACTTTTGCATTTCCTACTAAGTTTTTAAAATCTGGTAGAAATCTACTTAATCGTAACATATATTCTCCATCTCCATCTGTAGGTAAATCAAAATCTCCAGATTGTATGAATGCTGGTATAGCAGTAGTTGTCCCATTAAGTGCAACTTCATTAGTGCCTACTTCTTGTGCGAAATAAAGACTTGAACCAAAAGTATTAGTTGCTCCACTTAAAATAGGTAATGATGGTGTATTGGTTGAAGTATATTCAGTAGCATACG